GGATCCAGTTTGAGACATATTCCTTCAATTGTGGAAAAGGCTTTGGCGAGGTACACAAAACTACTGGGTACCACGAATGGTTTTTCGATCGCAAGTTGTGCGGCGAGATCGTCATTGACAATCCCAGAACCGTCTAGGGTCTCTAAGTATCCTAGAATGTTTTCGAAGAAGAGTTCAATATCTGAGACATCTGAAGATGTTGGAACAATCACACCCAATTTGACCAATGTATCTACGATACCCACAGTATCTCTTGTGATTATGAATCCAAAAAGTTTTGTGAATCCATCTCGTAGTTCATCTGATAAGGGTATGAGTAACCCGAAATCGTAAAAGACGAGTTTACCTTTAGATGAAAATCCCAAGTTACCAGGGTGTGGGTCAGCATGGAAGAGACCATTATCCATGGTTTGGATCACATACGCGTTTATAAGAGCTTCACATATCTTCTTCTTATTCACTCTCTTGTCTGTAATCTCAGTCAGTTTCGTTGACGCGACGTATTCCATAACGATCATTTCATCGTTTGAATGCTTTTTATACACTTTCGGAACCTTTACCCAATCAACATCTCGCATACTTTTCCTAAACTTGATAGCGTTATCAACTTCTTGTTTATAATCTGTCTCACCTAACAAGTACTCTATAGATTCATCAAGAACCGTCCCAGAACTATTTCCCGTGTCAATACCTATGCGCTCGAGGAAGTGTACAATATCGCGTATGTTATCGGTATCTTCTTTCATGATATTCAAAATTCCTGGGCGTTTTAATTTTACAACAACTTTTTGACCGTTATGGAGTACAGCCATATGGACTTGGCCGATACTCGCGGATTTAAATGGTACAAGGTCAAATTCTTTAAAAATATCATAATTTACAATGGTATCGAATTCCACGGGAGGAACGTCATCTTGCAACGATTCCAATTCTTTTGTAAATTCTGGTGGATAGAGGTCTCCCCTCGTCGAAGCGATTTGACCTAATTTTACAAATGTTGGACCGAGTTCAAGGAGTTCCTCTTTCGTCCATCGACCAAGTTCTGATTTATTTTGTACAGTGGCATTTTTCCATAGAAACTTACCAGCAAACTTCCATGTTTTCAACCTTCTACTAGGAACTTTGATTTGTACACGTTGAGAAACACATAACATTCTACTTTCTATAGAGGTTTTTATTTCTTAACTTATATAAATGAAGTTTTCCAACCTTTTCGGATCAGTCACAAATCCAATCGAAAAGTTCCTTCAACCCCCTTCATTGGTTTTTTCACTCATCGTAATTTACCAAGGTTTATTCTCCGGTAATGCTGTTATGATCCCACAACGCTTAAGAGTTTTATTCGATAATAAGTTCTTTCGACTATTCTCATTGTTTCTAATTACTTTAACATCATCCAGGGATGTTGAATACGCAATTTTATCCACCGTGATTTTCGTGTCATTTATTTACGTGTTAAAAACTCCTGAGGAGCGTGAGAAGACCGGACTGATTTAATTTATCCACTACAAGTAGAATGAAGATTCATATCATAGGTGCGGGTCCGAGTGGTATGTCTTTAGCTTGGGAATTTCTCAGAGCAGGAAATGATGACATAACAATCTATGATAGAAAACTATCTGCTGGTGGATCGTGGTGGGAGCCAGAAATCGAGACGAGAGATCTTCACGCACACAGGATCGTATTCGATCGCGCGTTTATCAATACACAATCACTCTTCAGTGAGATGAATATTTCGTGGAATGATATATTTCAGCCCGTGAATAAGAAGAAGTATCTTGATACCGCTTTTAAGTCTCTAAGTTTTGGGGATTATAGAATCCTGATTTCACTCTGTTTTCGTGTACTCACACAATCAGATAAATACAAAGGAATATCTCTCATGGAAGCAATTGGACCTCTCAGTGAGAAGGGTCGAGGATACATAGAACACATGCCATTAATAATGGACGGTGTCACTTGGGATGTCATGTCCGCCTATGAATTTGTAAAAAATATAGATCACACATCACTTTCGAATATGTATACACAAAGAGTCTCCGGTAAAGTGATGTGTGACGCCATGGAAAAGTGTTTATTAGATAATGGTGTTAATTTCATTTTTGGAACTGAAGTAACTTCTATAGAGTATCGAAGTGATGGATATTCTGCCAAGTTTGATACCGACCAAATTATAAATGATGGTATGTTATTCTTATGTGTAGATAACAGTCCAGCTCTAAAACTCTTGGGTGATAACTGGGGTCCCGACGCAGAGAAAAAGTTACGAGGAAGTACATACGGTGCCATAAATGTTCTTCTTGATTACGACAAGAAACCAGTACTGAAAACAGATATAGAAATAGCAACACAAACCAAATGGAATTTACAACCTAAAGTTCTTTCGGATGGAAAAACGGTTTCATGTGTTATATGTAATTTGACCGAAGAGATTATGAGTTCTAGTCCCGAAGTCATAAAAGGAGAAGTTCTCAAACAACTTGGACTACCTCAACCAAATACCATACGCATTGGTTGGGGTGCGGAATGGGAAGATGACAAGTGGACATTTTCTCAATCATCGGGTGTTCTCAGTCTCCATGGTCAACTCCCATTTTTTGGAAATTGTTCAAAAGTTGCCATGTGTGGTATGATGTCCCCCAGAAATACACCATACTCGAGTATCGAATCAGCCGTTGAAGTGTCAAGGTCTCTGAGTCATCAAGTATTCGGTACCAGAAAGCCACTCAAACCCATTCTCGTTTCCAATGTCTTGTTGTACACTTTTGTGATACTTATAGTTTTAACGTTAGTTTATTTTAAGAAGAAATGAAGTTTCTAGGAAAGGTACACGAACCTATTTATGACTTCAATGATAAAAAGTATATTCGTTTTATAATTCCATCTAAGTGTTCAGAAATTATAGAGCGAATGCATATAAATAAATGGCGTTTTCTATCTAACCCAAATATCGACAACCCACTGGATGGTAACATCCTAACAGTAAAAGTTCCATTTCGGTACCGACGAGTCATGTGTAACGTTCAAGGAAAACCTATTCAATCTCTTGTCAAAAATGACGAAGCCGAAATTGAAATAGAATTCAAGGGTGCATGGAATGTTGGTAATTATTCAGGCTTATCATGGGTACTTTCTTCCTCAATATTCTCGAGTCCTTGAGTAGGATCTACGGGCAATTCAATCGTGTTTACACCACCCTTTTTTAGATTGGAGAAGGTTTGAAGCATTCCTTGGAGACGAAAAACCTCTTGGGTCATCTGTTCAATCGTCTCTTCAAGTCGCTTAATATTATCATTAATGTCGAGAGTAGGCATCGTGTACTTATTTAAAGTTTCGCATCTTTAAATAAGTATGCTCTCCCGAACAGGGTACATCGTGAATACGGGTCCGATTCAGGAATTTAAAAAGGAACTCACCGTAAGACCTATAGTAAATGGGGATTATGGATTCCCTCCACCACCTTTCAAAGTTTTCAGACCGGCTAAGAATGGAATCTGCGTTCCAAGATTCTATGGAACATCTAAAATTGGAGAACCCCGTGAAGATAAGAGACCAGAACCTACCCGGATCAATACCAAGTTTGTCGGACAGCTTAGGGATACTACACACCAAAATGATGCCCTCCGAGCAGCAATTAAAGCAGGGCACGGTGTGCTTTCTCTACCATGTGGGTATGGCAAGACGACGGTATCCTTGGCCATAGCGTGTAAGTTGGGTTACAGGACCATGATTGTCGTACATAAACAATTTTTAGCAGATCAATGGCGAGAAAGGATTCAACAGTTTTGTCCGGGTGCCACGATTGGTGTAGTACAACAGGATAAGAAGGAAGTTGAGTGTGACTTTGTCATCGCTATGCTCCAGTCATTATCACTCAAAGAATATTCATTTTCAGACTTTGATAGTGTAGGAACTCTCATAGTAGATGAGGCGCATCATATTTGCGCAAAGGTATTCAGTCAGAGTTTGTTTAAAATGTGCCCCAAGCACATATTTGGACTTTCAGCGACACCAGAAAGAAAGGATGGTCTCACTAAAGTGCTTCATTGGTTTATGGGTCCAACATTCTTTGCGGTTGAAAGAAAGAATCAAGAACAGGTTGAAGTGTTTCAGGTTACGTTCGATTCACCTAATTATAGAAACCCTCCACCGTCTATGAGAAATGGAAAGATTTCAATGCCAAATATGATTACGTATTTAGTTGAAGATCGTCAAAGAAATAAGATGTTGGTGGAGTTAGTGAAAAAGGCTTCAGCGGGTACTCGACAACTTTTAGTTCTCAGTGATCGCCGTCTTCATTGTGAATTTCTTCATCAATGTTTCCCTAAAACTTCAGGACTCTATATGGGTGGTATGAAAGAAGCCGCTCTCCAAGAATCTTCAAAGAAGAAGATCATATTCGCAACATTCAGTCAAGCCCACGAGGGTCTAGATATACCAACACTCGATACAGTTATCTTAGCGAGTCCTAAATCTGACATCACTCAAAGTATTGGTAGAATCATGAGAGAGACAAAGGGGAAGAAGAACGATCCTCATATTTATGACGTACACGACCCTTGGTCGATCTTCACAGCGATGTATTACAAGCGAATGAAGGTGTACCGACAAGGTGGATTCAATATCCGTGGAAAGGTTGTAGAAGAAATCAAGAGCGACTTCCCTCAGGGAAAGTGTCTGTTTTTATAATCTGAACATCTATTAAATGTCGGGTGCATTAATACAATTGGTATCCAAGGGAATACAAGATGTCTATTTGACTAGTGACGATGGACATTCCTTTTTCCGGATGAAGTTTACGAGACATACAAACTTTTCTCAAGCACCCAAGTACATTAAAAATATTTCCGCCAAAGATACATCTATTAAAATTCCCGTTTTAGGAGATGTTATCAATGGGTTATGGTTTGAATCGAGTTCTCTAAACTCGAATGCGAATATCGCATCCAATCTATTTTTCAATTCCACTCTGGATCTCTTTATAGGAGGTCAAAAAGTAGATTCACAACCATATGATTACTTTGGTGACATATGGCCAAATTATTTAGCTGACACATGGAATAAAACACAAGAACTCAATAACAAAACTTCAACATCCAACTATACGTTTGTTCCACTTCATTTCTTTTTCTGTGATCATAAAGCATTTTTACCTCTCATAGCATTACAACATCATGAAGTTGAAATAAGAATTAATTTTGATGAAGCAAACATAGCTACTATAACAGCCGACGATAAGAATGCTAAAATATATGGAAATTATGTATATTTGGACAAGGAAGAGAGGGAATCTTTGATTAGTCGATCGTTGGATTTCGTCATTACACAAGTTCAGAAAATAGAGTTCCCTCTTACGACAACGATAGATAACACATTGGCTAGTAATGAAAACGTATGTGACATATCTTCTTTCAATCATCCAGTTAAATCGCTATTCTTTGGATTTGGTGCAAACAGTGGCGATTTCGCCAATGATCGTTTCACATTCAAGAATGCAGATTTACAAATAAACGGGATACCTCTACTCGAACAGATGAGTCCATTATATTTTCACACAGTTCAAAATTATTATAAATCATCATTTGGAACTTCTGAATTTATCGCAGAGAGTCAAGTGTTAATGTATACTCGATTCTTCGCGTACCACTTTTGTATGAACGCATCAGACTATAATCCATCTGGATCTTGTAATTTCAGTCGTCTAGACAACGCCAAGTTAACCATCAGAGGCGCTGAGAAGGGTTTGAATAGACCAACTAACCAGGCACTGTTTGTGTATGCTGTAAATTACAACGTGCTGAGAATTAAGGGTGGATTGGCAGGAATTTTATTCGGTAGTTAATGTATA